CAACAAACTGCAATCGAACTCCTTAAGCAAGGTAACAACGGAAATGAAATCCTTTCTATTCTGGATGTGATTGCTGATGAAGATAACAAGGGAGAGATGGTAGATTATCAAGGTAATCCTACTAGCGTTTGATACAGTATGATTGACGTAAGTATGTTGCTTATGTTATACTAAGAAGATGGCATCTGAGGGGATTTCTGTCTTGCTTGTTTGCAACAAGACAGCGACGGTTGTGGTGTCCTCCCTGATATGTGTAAGACCACCATTATATCCCAAATCATACCTTTTGTGCCCTGATATATACAAAATCAAGGTGTTTTTCTATTAAAAAGGTTATTTTAAATGTATTTGCGTTGTTTATCGTTTTCCACAATGTTTTCCACAATTGTGTTGATTACTGTGGAAAACGTATCGTTAAGTATACTTCACAGCATCTCCTGAGTATCTCTGAAGACCCTCTAAAGACACTTCATAAGTGTTGATTTTATAGTCTAATAAGGTCTCTTTTAATGTGTTGATTTATAGTTATTAATGATGTGATAAAGGTGTGAATTTATAGTCTAATAAGATCTCTTTTAATGTGTGAATTTATAGTCATCTTGGCCCGCAGTCTATCACGACCTCCCCCAAAAGTCAAGAACCGGCAGACAGTTTCTAAATAGGACTTAGGTCGCTGGACATATTCCCAATCTCCAAGTATAATAACAAAGTATCACAGAGGTTCTCCAATGTCTCCCACAATCTATCAGCAGGCAACGAAGAGTAAGTATCGTATCACCTTAGAGATTGATGCGCTGGGTGACTTTAATCCGCAAGATATTGACTGGGATAAACTCTTCGGTTTGGATGGGTCAGAACATTGCGAGGCATATGTTGAGTCACTAAGTACACCCGACACCTGGTGAGGTATACTAACTGAAGCCTCTAAAGTGTCCTAATAGTATGAGCACCACACGCAACCCAATGACCGCCACCTTTCAGACAAATCTCACCGACACAACTTACAACGGTTGGGCAAACTATGAGACCTGGAATGTATCACTGTGGATTGGTAATGATGAATATCTCTACAAGAGTGCGTGCAAATGTGATACTTATCAGGAATTTGTAGACTATATGGGTTTCAATGATGGCACAACTCCTGACGGTGTATCATATAAGGATGCACAGTTAAACATAGTGGAACTTGATGAAATGATTGCAGAACTCTGATAGTTAGTGTGGGGGCAGTTGTTGACACTCTGCCCCATATGTGCTAGAGTGACAGTGTGAAATAGCAGCGTTTTATGGGGCGCGGGGGGCGTATATAAAAAAGCGTAACTACCCTAACCTACAGATGTGACAAAACGCGAGAGTGATATCGAGTTGACTTAAAAAAATTTTTCGTATATAAAAATGGTCCTGTGAGGTCGATGTGAGAGAAAAAAATTTGCGGTATTGGAATGTGCCCCGTGTAGTTTTCACGTATGTGACTGCGCGGGTTTTTTATAATATGTTTATGTTATTATGGAGTGGGGTGGGGAAGTATCTGCTGTTTATATTAGTGGGTATGATAGTAGTTGCGCTGTTATAGATAGTGAAAACCCTCGGAGGTATATTTTTGAAAACGGTTTACAGTATTTACATTAAGGATGAGTGTGTGTATGCCAATCTACCAGAAGAAATGTTTCAGGTTACTTGGGCACAACTAACTGGTATGGTAGGACTTATGAAGACGGAGTATACTGAGAGTGATTTAACGTATAAGTGTAAGGTAATAGATTGACAAAGACTACATAATAGACTAGAATTGAACTGAAAGTAATTTCGATTTATGGCAAAAGGATTCACTGTAAAAGCAAAACCACCAACTGTTGAGAAGAAAGCAGATTGGGATATTGATGCAATCAAAGAAAGAATGCGTGGGAAGACTGTAGTATTTTGTCTTCCTGGTCGTGGGTGTTCTTATATCTTCTTAAAGAATTTCGTACAACTGTGCTTTGATATGGTACAGAACGGAATGAGTATTCAGATCAGTCAAGACTATTCATCTATGGTTAACTTTGCACGTTGCAAGTGTTTAGGTGCAAATGTATTACGTGGACCAAATCAAGTTCCATGGGATGGCAAGTTAAAGTATGATTATCAGTTATGGATTGATAGTGATATTGTGTTTAATAGCAATCAGTTTTGGCAATTATGTGATATGTCAATTGCAAAGGATGGGACTGAGAAAGAGATTGTTGGTGGATGGTATGCCACTGAGGATGGTCAGACTACGAGTGTGGCACATTGGTTAGAGGAGGAAGACTTCCGTCAGAATGGTGGAGTAATGAACCATGAGACAGTGGAATCAATCAGTAAGCGGCGTAAGCCATTCACTGTAGACTACACAGGTTTTGGATGGGTGCTCATTAAGAATGGAGTATTTGAGAACTTAGAGTATCCATGGTTTGCACCAAAGATGCAAGTATTTGAATCTGGGAGTGTGCAAGATATGTGTGGAGAGGATGTAAGTTTCTGTTTAGACGCCAAAGAGAAGGGGTTTGAGATCTGGTGCGATCCTCGTATTCGTGTAGGTCATGAGAAGACTCGTATTATTTGATGCTAAGTTTTCTGTATGTAATACTCTTGACCGTCCTACTCATCTCGGGTATGATGGTTATAGGAAATAAAAATGCTAGTCAAAGGAGATTTTAATTATGGCAATTATGAAAGATGGAAATTACATTCCAGCTAAACCGAAAAAGACTCGTCAAGGTAATTCTCAGAACACTCTGATAAGTGCTACGAGTCGTAATAATGCTAAGAAGCGTTATCGTGGACAAGGCAAGAAATAATATAGAAGGGGACCTGTAGGTCCCTTTTTTTATGCCTAGATAAAGAAATATAACTTGATAATTATGGCATGTTTAATTGCTAATCTTCCTTCTATGGAAGTATGGGTGCGTAAAGAATATCTTACTGATCATCAGAGTGGATGGGGTGAATTTGTAAAGGGTGTATGGGTATCGGTAAAGAGTATACCTGGACGTGCATTTTATTTTGAAACTTATCTACCAGAGTATGCAGCAATGTATGATAAGTTGCCCATCAGCGCGTTTGTGAGCGACCCTGAGACGCCTAATCCTGATATGAGTCTACCTAACCTACAATTCTGGAATTGTATGGATTACGGGGTTGTATCGGTAGATAAGAAATTTATTGGGAGTATGGACTTTGAGTGTTATACTCGCGACCATGGTAATGTAAAAGGAACTTATATTTGCACTATTGACAATTATCATCATGATCCTGATTATGTTGACTATGCGACTAGCGAAAATCCTGCAGAACACAAGTCACATAACCTAATTGAACTTGAAAATGGACAGTATGCACTATATCCAAATAATAGATTACGTATTTTTGACAATAGTTTAACACCTGTTGAACCAAAAATGCCCGATTTCAAGGTATCAACTCAATATTATCAAGTTGAAAATGGGAATGATAGACTTGGCATGGGACGTGAGGATGAATATTTCTGGAAAACTGCAAAGGAAAGAGAAGAAAATGCTAAAGTTGATGAATTTGATGAAGAAAATGAGCAATAAATAATCCTAAAGAGTATTATGAGTCATCCACAGCATCTCGACGGTTCCGTAGACAAATCAGATTCATTCATTCAGAACGGAATGACCCTAATTACAGAGGTTGAGAGTGAAAAATATTTAAAAAAAGTAAGAGAACAGCGTGCAATGGAGCAAAAACTTCAAGTAGTTCATGATCGTTGGTCATAATAATAAAATATCTCTAATAAATAACTTATAATTGCTGTACTAGAGTGCCTTTAGAAAGGGTTAGTAAAGGGTTTAAAGATATTAGTATGTCATTTCAGGTTAATCCCCTGTCTAATGACTTGATTGCCCTTAAAAATGAAAATGCAATTGCACGTTCAGTAAGAAATATTATTTTAACAACACCCGGAGAGAAGTTTTTTGATCCCAATTTTGGAACAAAAATTTCAGATTCTCTTTTTGAATTGTTAGACGATATTTCTGCATCAGCAATTAAGGATCAAATTCAATATTCATTAGAAACTTACGAACAAAGAATTAATCTTAGGAACGTAAGAGTTGAACCTGACTTTGAAAATAATGGATATGATGTAGAAATTGTCTATGACATCATTGGTGGTAACATAGAAGCTCAACAGATAAAATTTATTTTGCAACCAACTAGGTAAAATGCCGTTATCAAATTTTTCAAACCTAGATTTCGATCAGGTTAAACAATCACTCAAAGATTATCTCCAGTCAAACTCTAATTTTACGGATTATGACTTTGAGGGATCTAACCTATCAACTATTCTTGATGTTTTAGCATATAATACATACATTACTTCATATAATGCAAACATGGTTGCTAATGAAGTATTCCTTGACAGTGCTACATTGAGAGAAAATGTAGTTTCGATTGCAAGAAATATTGGATATTTGCCAAAATCACGAAAATCTGCAAGAGCAACGGTTAGTTTTTTCGTTGATGTATCTGCAGTATCACCTGCACCTATTTCTTTGACCCTCAAGAAGGGACCAATTGCAACTTCTCAGGGTACTTTTGCTAATTCCTCATTTATTTTCTCGATTATTGACAATATTACGGTTCCTGTTTCAAATGGAATTGCTATTTTTAATAATATTCCAATTTATGAAGGTCCACTAATCACTCAAAACTTCACTTTTAATTCTAGAGACTATAATCAAAAGTTTATTTTACCAAATTCTGGTATTGACACTGATTTAATGTCAGTTTTTGTTAGAGATAGTGAAACTGCAACCGCATCTGCACGTTATTCGAGACAAGATAACCTATTTGGGTCCTCTCC